AAGAAACTAGGAAAAACACTTTTAAACATCTAAAGAAGTGTGCCGAACAAGACATCAAAAAGACAGGTTCAATTAGGAAAGAGACTGCAAAAGCTATGGAAAATTATGTTACCAAACATGAAAGTGTTAGAGATGGTTATGAACCTTATTTCCAGACTGATGAAGAGAGTAGGATGTACAATGATGAACCTCGTTGTGTAACCGCTCCTCGTAGGAAGGGAATAAAATTTACACCAGGTAAACATAAGACTAATGATTTTGCAGTTCATACCGAACAAAATGCAACAGAAATTCATTCTAGGGTAACTAACAATTTGGGTAAAATTCTTAATACTAGGACTGGTAATTTTCTTTATGTAATCGTTGTTGAAGGAAGTGTCATTTTATTACCATATCATTTCTTTAGAAGTTCAGAAGAAGGTGACACCTGTATCTTGTCTTTCCCACAAAGAGGACAAGATATTGAGTTCGCTATTGATGATAGTAAAATATTACCAATAGAAATGTCTGAACATTTGGGAGATGGTGTTTGGAGTGATCCTTCCAACCATGACGTTTGTTTTTATTCATTAGGTATGTCTTTAAGTGGGTTTAAATCAATTAAAAATTTCTTTATTAAACACGAAAATTTAGATAAGATCGACAATCAACCAGGGTCTAGATTAACTTTATCAAGTGTAAATAATAGTAGTATGATTGAAACAGTTACCAGATGGTCGAATAGGGCAGCAACAGTTAGGATAGCTTTAGCAGATGGTAATCACAAAATTATTAAATATAGTAATAGAGTTTGTTGTGGGTTGTCAGGTGAAGTAGGAATGTGTGGAGCTCCTTATCTTGTCAAAAATTCTCATTATTTTGGGGATAGAAGTGTTATAATGGCGATACACCAGTTCGGTACTAAAAACACTAGTGGTGGAGGTTTTGTCACTAGGGAGATGGTTGATCATGCATTAAAACATTTTAATCCAATTACCAGAGCGAATGAGAACTATGACAATGACGATACTATTTTAAATCAGCAAGATGGGGTTTTTGATATGAGTAAGCCTTTTTATTATACTGGGGTTCGTAAAGCTACAGAAAAAGAATCATGTTTTAATTTTGGTAAGTCAGCAATTAGAAAAAGTCCTTTATATGGTATGTTTGAGCCAACTCATGATAAATCAGTTTTAGATAGGTTTGATAGAAGATTAGTAGATCCAAAAAATTTTGATTCTAAAATGATTAATAAAACAAATTCTCCTTTTGAAATGAAATATCCTTTAAAATCAAAAACAATAAAAAAAATAAGAAAATTCTTAGTTGACACTTGGCTGAATTGTACGCCGATCAGAGAGGTAGGAGTGCTACCCATTTATGATGTAGTAAATGGTTTTGACTCAGGCTGGAAAACAAAATGGACTCGAGAAACTGGGTTACTCATGAACAAGAGTGCTGGTCCAATTTATAATAAAGTTGGAAAAGGTAAATTCCCATTTTTTGATGAAGAAGTTTTAGATGAAGATTTTTATACAGTTTCATACTTAAATGAAAATCCTCATATAGAACCTCGTCCAGGTTTGAAGGTCTATACTCCTAAATCTGTCTTGACTGATCGAATGAATTATCGTTTGGAACTGGCTAGAAATAGCATGGTGCCTGATGATTCATTTTGTGGAGATTCAGTAAAAGATGAACTAAGAACAATTCCCAAAGTAGAGAGCGGTAGTTCAAGAATAGTCAATTATTTCCAACTAGACTATATGGTATTGTTTGCTCAATATTTTGGTTCATTTCGACTTTTATATACAGATCCAGTTAACGCTGGACCTAAATTATTTTCTGCATTGGCTTGTGATGAAATTCAATTATTTCCTGAATTAGGGTTAGAGTTAAAAGATTGTAAGAGGGTATTCGGTATAGATTATACAGCATATGATAGTTCAATTCCTCCAATCCTCCATGAAATCATGATTGAAGCTATAAATGATTGGTATTTATCTTATGGTGCTACTGAAGAAGAGTGTCAGATAAGAAGAGTTCTATGGTGGGAGTGTATACATACTCAACATATATATAAAGATATTGTATACACTGATCATCATGGTCTTCCATCTGGCGTTCCATGTGGTATGACCACAATTTCAAACATCATAGTTAATACAATCCTTTTTGCTTTGACATGTATTAGGTTAGATATTCCATTAGAGTGTTTAGGTAGAGATATAATAGCAGTATTTATGGGTGATGACAATCTTTGTGGTGTGAAAGCAAATACTAATAGTTATTACAATAATTTAACAGACAAATTTGATAGAATTGAAGTAGCAAAAACAGCATCTCTTTTTGGGATGAAAGCAACTATGCCTGATAAGTCACCTGATCTAACTCCTGAAGACAGATTTGATGAAATTACTTTTTTAAAAAGAAGTTTTGTTAATAATGTCAATCCTCATATGTATGTTCCTGGGATAGATAAGAAAACAATTCAAAATCAATTAACTTTTTACAAACCAAAAGGAAACGCAGAAGTCGATTTAAACCAATTTTGTACAAACATCCATGAAGCTTTGCGCTTTGCTTCTTTATGGGGTTACGAGTACTATAATTATTTATCTGGGTTATTAAAAGAGAGCCCGGTTATAAATGATTATTTTACGAAAGACGAGATCAACTCTTTGATCCCGCCCCACAGCTATGTATATCATTCAATTGTTATGAGCAT